GCTTTGCCGACCCCATCAAAATTGTATAAAAATTATACAGTACCTTTATATAAAAAATTAACAGCTATATTATATAAAAATTATACAACTAAAAAACATTAAAGTTTATTTGCAGCAGGTCGATGGAGTTTACATGATAGGTTGTAAAGTAAAAACGGTTGATGATGGGATTATTTATCATGGAGTACACAATAAAGTTTTAATTGTTGTAGGTTATGTTATTAAAAATGATCTTGGTATTTTATATAGTTGTAGATATGATAGCGATTTAATTAATTTGTATGATTATGAGATTATGAAAGTTTAGCCGATACAAATCGTATCGGCTTTAATTATGATTTAATATGTAAATATGCTAATAAATTTATTGATTTTTTTATAAATTCATCCTTATTATTTTAAAAGATCTCCGATCATCCAAGCATCTTCCGCACTACAAGAATACATATGCCCGTTGTGCAAATCTAATTCTTTTATGTTATTATCGATTAAGATTTGCATAAACTCATCTAAGCTTTTCGGGAACTTAGAGCGATCTTTTTTGGTTATTATATATGCATGTTGTCTGCCTGCTTGCAAAATTTGAAACATATTTTTGTTTTGTTTTATTTTTTTAGTTATATATTCTTTATTAGAGATAATATTTAAATCTTTATAAGAATATATAACATAGTTGTTTTTTAATGTTTTTATTTTTGTTTGCATTTTTTAATCTCCTTTTTAATTTGTTTTAAATCTATTTTTAAAGTAAATCTCATCTTACTCCTCCTGTTAAAATTAAAATTATTATTGCGATTATTAACTCACGCATGATATTTCCTTTTTTATTTTTAAAGACAATGCTTTATAATCTTCTAGATTAGTTTTATTGTCTTCTATATACTGTTTTTTAAAAGCAAAATGGATCATGCTTCGATGATTAAGACGACGCAATCCAAACAAATTGCCTAGTCTTTCTATTAAAAGCTTTGTGCTAAATTTTTTATCATTTTCAATTTTTTGCAAAAAAGCTTTAATTTCTTCATCTATTTTTATAACAGCAGTAGCATGCCGCATATGTTTTCTGCCGCGATAGCCATAAAAAACCACCGCGTCGCTTAAGACGCGATTTTGAATTTTTTGTATTTCTTTTAGATCTAACAATAGATCTTTTTTTCTATATGTTTTAAGCTCTTCGGCTTCTAATAGAGATCTATTTTCAAAATAACTATATTCAAAATCACCTTTAAAATAATCTTCATTTACGCTATCAAAAATTTTTTTGATCTCTTTTACTATTTGTTTTTTTGTCATATCGTTTCCTCCTGTTAGATTTTTATAAAAACATTATTTTTCCGAGATTTATTAAGATCGTTTTGTATTTACTATACTCGATCACAGCTTCTAGCTCTACTAAATTATCTTTTTTAGCTACTTTTATTTTATTGCAACTAAAAAGCTTCTTAAGAGAGTTATACTTTTTTATATGCTCTCTTAATTCGATAATATTTTGCTCGATTAAAAGATTAGGATCAATAAAATCTTTATAATCAATACTCATTATCAATTCATCTTTTATAAAAAGTTCCAGCATCGCATCGTTTGTACGATACTTTAAATTTTTATATATTGTTTTTTCGACTCCAAAAAAAGCCACTATCGTACCTGTGTTGCTATCATGTCGGCTTATTGCACAAAAGCCGTCTCTCTTAAATTCCTCTTCATAGCTTTTCAAAAGTGTTGCGGCATACTCTTTTCCTCTGCCTGCGTATCTGTCTGTTTTGTAGAATTTTTTTAAAAAATCTTTTACAGATTTCGCTTCTACCTTGTAATTTAAATAAGTTTTTTTATAATCCCAGTCTTTCATTTTTATACCTCCAAAACTTTAATCATGGTTTGAATATTTATAATATCACTTTTTTTTATTCCTGCCCTATCTGCATCATCTAAAATTTCTTTTATATTTTCGCAGTATTCGCCCACATAGCTATTATCAACCCCCACGATCTGCAAAAACTGCCCTTTTATTATTTTGTATTTCATTTTAAGCCACCTCTTTTAATTTTTTAAAAAGCTTTTCGTTTAACTTTTGTTTTAAATTGATATTTTCTTTTTGTAGTGCTTGGAACTCTTTTAAAAGCTGTTCATATTTGCTCTTATAATTTACTCTTTTAACTTTTGTTTGAACTTCGCTATATTTCCAGTCATTAAGAGTTTTTTTCTCTATATTATATCCGCCACCATCCATCGCAATCGGCATGATAACTGTAATAGTATCTTTTTGTTTTATCTGTAAAGGTATATTACTACTTTTTACAGATATTATTACTTCTTTCATTTTTTTTAAGCTTTAAAGCATCTTCTTTTTTTTGTGTAACTTCTAAGCTATCTTTTTTGTAGCTTTTTACATAATACTCCCCTACCTGCATTACATAAGTCATCTTTATACCTCCAAATCTTTTATATTTTTATTTACTCCAAAATCCTGTATCAAATCCACAAAATCCATAAAGTTACTAACATATAATCTATTTTCCTTTTTAGAAAAATATGTATTATTGTCATAAAAATCTAAAGTTTCATTTAACTTTTTTGCACTCTTAAAAATTAAATAATTACCAGTTATAACCTCTTTATTGTTTTTTAGCCCTACTATCTCAATAACTTTTCTCATGTTGTACCTCCAAAATTTATTTAATAGTCAAAATATGACTACTTAATACAATATACTATAATAGAAATATACTCTATTAAGTAGTTTGTAAACAATAGTGCCGATGCCTTTTTCAGGCATAAAAAAGAGCAGTTTTAAGACATGCTCAGGTCTATACTAATAAAATTTTCCCAAGATGGGAATGTAATAAAACTTTCCCATCCGCTTTTTTAACAGCCTCGAGCAACATATCTAGTTGTTTGTCAGCTGATACGCCCTCCTCAACTCCTTGAAAGGCAGAGGAACATCCATTGATATATTCAATGCGCACTGCCTCACCTATAAAAATAGGCTTATTGTTGCAATAAGCAACAAAAAAACCCTCTTTTTTTGTTGCTCTTTTGGCTTGACAGCATCCAGCATTATATATATACTCTATAATGCCGTTTAAGGCTTTAGTAGCCCACCTCCAACTAAAATTACTCTTGCGATATACCTCACAAGAGTTTGTTGTTCCTAAATCTATACCTATTACTTTACTCATTTGTCACTCCTTATTTACATTTATTTTTTATGCTGTAATGTTACACAATATTTGCTTAAAATATTCTTAAACACTCACAAAATTATCAAAAAGTTTCAAAATTTTTATTTACTTACATTATATAGGATTTTTTCAAAATCGCCATTTTTTTTGCAGCACCCTCAATCCGCCCCCCTTTTTTCAACCACCTATTTTTAGTCATTCTTAAAAACTCGTAGTAGGGGCTAGTGGAGAAATTTTGTAGTAGTGCCCAGTGAATAAAATTTTTATAATTCACTTCCGTATCGACACAAAAGCCAAATTAATTTAGTTTCATTTAAGATAAAACTAAGCATAATTTAATGTTTATTCCATTATAATCGTTTGAAAAATAGGGGTGAATAATGAGAATTGATTTAAACGATAAAGAATTGAGACAATTAGCTACACAGGGTAAAGTGCCTTATAGGTTGGTTAAAAAAGAGATGTTAGCTGATAGTGAGTGTGGGTATAAAAAACCTGAATATTTAAAAAGAATAAACCCGTTATTGTATAGCAAATATGAGTATAAAGCGTTGGTAAATATTGTTAAAGAGTTAGCTAAAAATGAGTTACTTTGCCGTAAAGGGGTGAGGGTATCTACATCGTAGAATTACCCTCTATATCTTTAATAAAGGAGGTATTAAAGAGAGCCGATGAGTAGTTGCTCGGAGATAATATTACCATACTTTGCTTAAGTTGTGTTTAAAATATCTTTAAAGCAAAAATTCCAATTTCAAAATTCCAAATTCTGATTTTCAAATTTCGGTTTTCAAAATTTGTTAAGTCAATTTTGAAATATTAGTTATAAGAACTCCATCATAATCTATATCTTTAAATATCTCTTTTTTTATAAAATCTTTTATTTTATCTAAATCTATTGTTTCGGCTGTTATTATAGCATTTGCTCTAGCTATTACCACACCATCTTTATCTGCTTCAGCTAAAACAAAGTATTCATTCATCATTATCTCCTTTTATTCTATCCAATAGTTTGTATGGCGGACTTCCTTCTATACAATCACTAGCTAAGATCCATTTTTGCCTAGCTGATTTCAGTATTTCTTCCTGCTCTTGCTCGGTATAGTTATCTATGTATCTTTTGCATTTCCGCCTATGGATGCATTTTTGACTGCTACAATATGCGTAATCTAAGTTCATTTTTTATCCTTATAAATTGTATTCAATAATAGCTAATTGCAAAAGCTCTTCTTTTGTTTCGGCTTTGATAAGTATTCCGTCACCATCTATCCACCAGCAACCATCTTCTTGATAAACTTTACAATCGTTATCTTCTGCTAAACTTTTTAAGTCCTTCATTTGATCTCCTTATATAAATCTTTTGCTATTTGTTTTTGCAACACTTTAGTTTTTATAGTTTTTATCAAAGCAGTATCGTATAGTTCAGTTATAAGCCCTATGAGATAGTCTAGCTCTTCTTTAGCTATAACTTCTTTGATCTCATTATCTACTTTTTCATCTTCTATTAGATTTTGTATTAAGTAGATAGCTACTAGCTCTAAATCTATGTTTTTACCGATAAAGCTATGTGTAACGATATGAAAGATCTTCTCTTGTATAATCATAACTTCTTTTCTAAGAGTAGCTCTAGTTTTAAAGAAGTTAAATAGCCTCTCTCCTAAGGACTTCCTATACTCGTTTAGTGTAGTTTGAGTTATATTGTCTTCAACTTTTATCGTGCCGTCTTTTTCTAGCTCTGTCGTGGTTTCTAGTAGTCCATAAGCTAAAGATAAGATAGCTAAGGATTTTACATAGCCTTTTGAGTATTTTTTGGTTTGTCGCCTTGCTAATTCCATAGTAGCTAAGTTTATGTTAGTTTTATAATTTAACATTTTCCAGTCCCTAAGCCATAACCAAAAATAACACCTTCCATAAAAGTAGCTTTATCTTTGCCTATTTTGTTTATATGTTTGTTTGCTTTTTCTAAAAGCTCTTTTGAACTCAACATCTCTTTAATATCTGACAAATATCTTTCGTGTGCTATCCTGTGTATCTTTACTATAAACTCCAGCTCTTCTGATTCCAATAAGCCGTTTTCAATCTCTAAAGCAAAACTTGTTTCATCGAATACTTTTAGAGTAGCTATTCTCTCTCCATTATTCACTACTTCTATCTCTTTTATGTAAGCTGATAAAGTGTCATCACTTTTTACTATCATATCTTTTAGTTCTTGTGTCATTTCCCACTACTCCCAAAACCACCGTTTCTAGTTTCCTTACTATCTATCCCGAATAGATAAGATTTATGTTCTAGTAGTGTTATTTGTCCTATTCTATCGCCTTTTTTGATAACCTCATTCACCATATAACTATTAAACAAAATAAACTCTCCCTTGTCGCCTATTTTGGCATTCTTGTACCTTATAGGGTTATGTATTATCATCATAAGCTCGTCTTGATAATCTAAATCTATAACTCCCACACCGTTTGGTAGGATAAGTCCTTTTTTACCTAAACTACTTCTTAACATTAGTTGCAAATAATGAGTTTTTTTGAAGTCTGATATAATTTTATCATCTATGCTTTTATTTGACACTATCACATCGGTTGTTAGTTCTCTATCGTATGTTAGTGCTATTCTTTCCAGCTCTCTATTGTCTATCTTTATCCCAAGTGGAACTAAAACAGTCTCTCCGGCACCTATTGTTATATCTACTCTGCTTTTAACATCTATACAAGCACTGTATTTACTACCTCTTGTAGGTGTGCATACCTCATCTAGTATTTTAAACATCTTTTCTACCCTCCTTTATTCCTTCTATCCAGCTATCTATAATATTACTTGCACCTATCAGCTCATCTGCTTTCTTTTGCACTTCCTTGTCTTTAATAGATTTCATTTTTTTAGATACTTCTCTCATTTTAGTTTGTAGCTCTTTTAAGTCTTGTATAATCATAGTTCTTTCCATTCTTTTTGCAACAGCTCCCCATTTGCATTGTATGGTATATAGATAAATGGGTTAAGTCTATATATGCCTCTATCTACTCTTTTAAGTATCTCTACTTCTATAAGCTTTTTAATAAGTAAAGTTACTTTATTTGGTGATGTATTAAAATGCTTTGCTATTTTGGTCGCTCTTAGATTTACTTCCTTTTGTTGGTATGTAAAACTATCTAAGATATAAAAAACTATCTTTAAATCTTTAGATGAGGTTATTACCTCTGGTAAAAGCTCAAATAGCCCTTTATAAACCACCTTGAAACCACCTTTTATCTTTCTTTTCTTTTGACTTCTAAACTCATACTCTTCCACCTCGCCTGTATAAGCATTTATTAAGTCTTTTTTAACTACAATCATATCAGCCATTAAGTTTGCCTTTGTAAAGTTTTATCACTAAATATATTTTACAAAAGGTAAGCTTAATAGTAACTGACAATTACTAAATAACTACTTTAATAGTTACTAATTCAAATTACCCACTAACCGCCTAAAAATCAATCTTTCAAAGCAACTTAGTTAAAAATCGCTCTTCTATATATTAGAAGGGCAAATCATCTTCTGATATATCTATCTCCGGTGGATTACTATATCCATTTGGTTGAGTTGCTGGTTGATTATAGCCTTGATTAGATGTCGGCGACATTGATGTCGTCGAGTTGTTTTTGTTGTCTAACATTTGCATATTTTCAACTACTACGGTATATTTATTCCTGTTATGTCCGTTTTGGTCTTTCCAACTATCAAGCTTCAACCTACCTTCTACAAGAATTTTACTACCCTTATGCAAATACTGGTTAGCTATCTCTGCACTTCTTCCGAAAAAAGTTAAATCTATAAAAAGAGTTTCATCCTTTTGTTCTCCGTTAGCGGATTTGAATCTTCTATTTACCGCCAAACCGGTGTTTCCCACAGCAGTTCCGCTTTGTAAATATCTAAGCTCCAAATCTCTAGTTAAATTTCCGACCAAAATCACTTTGTTAAACATTTTTCAATCTCCCCCTAGTATGCTTTTTGGTACATAGAGTAGATGAAGTTCTTTTGCTTGTTGGATCATATGGGTTAAGTTTTTCAACTGCTAGTCTTTTTGCTTTCATACTGGCTCTCTTGCCGCCTTGATTTATCTCTATTCCCTTTTTTCTAAGCTTTGTACTTAAATTCATATTACCTCCTAAATTTTATTAATTATAGCAATTTTAATATAAAATATGGCTTAAATTTAATCCACTTTTATGAAAATCTTTCCTTGCTTATAAAGTTTTTGTAACTCATTAAAAGCATATACTTTATCGTATCTATCATCTAGTAACCGTCTTGCACGATGCACCGTTGATTTACTTACTCCTAGTTCTTTAGCTATCTTAGTAGCTTTTAGTAGATATTTTCCGTCTTTTTTGATTTCAAAAAGTTCATTTATCATTTTTGTAACTCCTTGCAAAAATCTTCTAGCTCTTTATTTTCTAAGCACTCTTTCTCTTCCATATACTCTGTAAATTTCACTAGACTATCTATTATATCTTGCTCTCTTCTTTCGATTATTTTTTTTCTTAAATAGTTTAGCTTTTATTTTAGAATACCATAATGGTACGAAACAATATTTAATCTCATATATATCTTTCCCATTTAGACAGTATTGTTCCCACTCATTATATTCATAATTTATCTGTTCTTCCAGACACATTTTTGCATTTATCACATTTATTTTCCACATTAAACATATCGGCTACTTCCCACACTTCCAATATATAATCTTTTATTTCATCTATTTTATTTATCAACTTCTCCATATTCATGATAGCCCCTTATAAATAATCGTTTCATCTTTAAATATCTCTCTAAACTCGTCCGCTTGTAAATCTCTTAACCTTGCTAAAAACAATCTCTTTCGTATCTGATAAGAAGTTGTTTTATGTCCTTTTACTTCCTCTACTATTACTCTACCGTCTTGCTTATAGAGGAAATCTGCTGTGTATTTTATACTCTCTATCGTACTTAAACCACTTTTTGTTTTGGAACTTTTAACAATGAAACTTTTTTGAAGTATAAAAGTAGGTTGTAACTCTAGGGCAGATATTTTACCTGCTCTTTGTAGTAGTTTCAACTCTTTATATCTCTTTAGCTCCATTTTACTATCAAACTTATATCCATCACACACTATTTTTATGTTGTTGTGTTTGTTTTTTTTAAAGACTGTCATTTAAGCCATCCCACTCTTAAACAAAAAAATACTATTGCTTTCATTTTTGGTGTTTCTAGGTAACCTATTACAGTTTGTATTGTATATTCTTTATCTAATTTTTTACAACTTCTACATATGATACCATCAAATGCACCACATTTTATTTCAAATCTTCCTATTACCATCTCAACTTCCTATTTTTTTACCACACTTAGGGCAGTATGCTATTTCAACTTTAACACCACTTTCGATACATTGATTATCATCTTCATCAGTTAATCTTAAATAAGCCTTTTCGCGCCTCTTATCTATAAAACAAATTAGCTTATCATTAAAAGTATCTGATATAGGTATCGGTTCTTCGCTAAAACCCCAACTACAAGAGGATATTACTTCTTTTTCTAAAAGCACTTTTCCTTTATCGCAAAAATCACACATTTTACCCCCTATTTAATAATAATCTGATATTGTTAGTATTTTTAACATTTTACATCGCTTCAAAATCGGTTAATAAAACCAAAGAGTGTCTATCTAAAAGCTCTATTATATAGTTTTTAAAATATATATAATAGTCTATATCACGATACCCTATTATTTCATAAGTTTTAGATTTTATATGCAAAAGTAAACTTTGATCATGTTCTAAAAAACCGTCTATATTTTTTACTTGTACCCTATCTAATTGATTTACTTTTTCTAAAAACTTTCTGACTCTTCTTTTGTGTAAAAATTCTTTTAACATTTATCTTGCCACTCCTTATGATTTTTTAACCCTATCTCTAACAACTCTTGTCTATCTTTGCTTAACACACTATAACCACCTTTACCGTGATGTATCTCATAATGACATTCTCTACATATAGCGATTATAGTTCGATCATCTCTACCACCTGCACCGTATCCAGCATGGTGTATGTCTTGTGCTTCTCTGATTTCACAGCATTGGCATATAGGATAGTGTTCTCTTATAAAGTTACACTTATCCTGATATGCTTGTTTGGGTAGTTTTTTCAACTTTTTAAAGCCTTTATCATGTCCTCTAGCATATTTACAAAAAGCTCATCCTTACCTTTTGTTTGTGATTGCTCGACTGAATACACTCTAAACATAGAGAATATTATAGGACTATTTGGAACTGCCGCCATGTGTCCGTTTGTTTCACCTATCATAGCCTCTTTTATTATTTCTGCGGCTAATTTATCCATGTTCTACCTCCATTATTTTAACTGATTTTTTAAGCTCTGCAATAGCTTTTCTTCTATCGTTTATGATAGTAGCTATTTGCTTGTTATCTAAGCCCTGCTTATCAAGCCACCTTGTAAATTCTGCCTCTGCTTTCAACTCGCTTATTTTCATGCTAACCTCCTTTTGTGTAATTATACACTCTTTTATGTTAAAAACGGCTTAATTATGCCACAGCTCTTTATTTGGAAACGGTGGAACTTCGATTTTAGCTCTTGCACTAAGTCCAGCCGTTATAACTTCTATCAACTCGTTTAGCTCTTTTTTTGTTAGCTGTGTAGTGCTTGTTTTGCTAAAGATCGTCTTGATAGTGTTTTTTATCAAGTGTTCTTTAACAAGTTGCATATCCCATTCAATGCTGTCTCTAAGGATAGATGTTTCTAAATAAAATCCTGCCTTATTTAAGAGATATGCTATTTGTTTGCACCATAAATGTAAAGCTTTATTTTGCTGATTAGTTCTGCTATCTAAGTTTTTAAAATCAACTTGATATGTAGCATCGCTTAACTTGTCTAACAGCTTCATATCCTCTTCACTAGCAGGGGATATACTAATCCCTTGCTTTATGATGTTTATTTTCATTTTGCTTTGACTTCATTTTCACTTTCGTCGTAATATAACTTTATATCACCACTTTCATTATATGCTTTTATACAATCATCGCATATATGCTCGACTGCGTCCGATATCTCACTAAACCAAGCTATTTTATCTTGTAAATTATCAGCAACTCTATAAACATTACTACTACTTTCAATATCACCACATATATCACACATTTTAATTAAACTCATTTTTTATCCTTGATAGTTCTCTTTTTTAATCATCTTTAACACTACTTCATCAAAACCTTTATGATTGATAATAAAAGACATTTGGTTTCTATTGAAGTCATCCCATTTACCAAGCAAATAATCGTAATTATCTTTTTTATATATATTAAAAAGTTCTGCAAAAATATCACAAAATTTGTCAAAATCTACCTTGTTGAATATATATAAACATATTAATCTAAATTGACTCATTTCCTTTACCTCACACTTAGAGATTTTTTCTCTTCTATATGTGCTAAACCGGCTTTTTCAAGCTCTTCTATATGTTCCTTTATCGCTTTCTTATCAAGCTCTCTTTTTATTCTTACAAAGCTATCATCTTGTAGTAAACACTCTTCATTATCGACTACTACCTGTTTAGTAGTTCTGTAACTAAAAGTAAATTTATCCGTTTTTAGTTTTTCACCGCCTAATAGCATATCTTCAAGCTCTTTTACTCTTTCAGCCTCGCGGTTAAACATCTTTACTCTATCTTGTAGTCGTTTTATTTCAGCTTTTAGAGTATCGGCTTTTGCAACCTTATCCCTTCTAAGATATTCTAGTGCTTCTAGCTTCTCTTCTTTAGTTTTGTTAAGTCTTTCTAGCTCTTCTTTTAAAAGATCGCTATTGTCTATTACTTCGCCTGTTTCTTCGTTTATCTCTACTAAAAGTTCATCTAAAGCTTTTAGTTCGTCTAATATCTCAAATGTTGTCATCTTATGCTCCTTGATATTGTTCTTGTTGTCTTTGATTTAAATACTCTTCATATTTTATAATAAGCCCCTCTTTACCTAGCTTTTTAAGTTCTGTTGCTAAGTTTTTATACTCTATATTTAGATACTCATTTACAAAGCTATTATAATCTGTTTCTGTTAGCTGAAATTGTTTAGCTAAAACTTTTAACCCCCACATATAAGCCGTGTCATTTTTATCCTGCTCTTGTATAGGTTGTTTTTCTTGTTGAGACTGATTATTGTTTTGAAGTTGTTTTTTAAAGCTTGTAAAAATTATTTCTTTATTGTATTGTATTTCAAGTTTTGGTATATCACTTTCAACTTCATATCTAGTAACTTCTAGTTTACTAGGATAAAAATCAACTACATCATACCCTCTTCCATTTTGTTTTGGCTTTGTTTTCCAATTAATCCATACAAAAGGACTATTGTATAATTCTGTTCCTATCCCCCACCTAAAACCAGCTCTTTTAAAACTATCGCTATATGAGCCTTTTTCTTTCTCTGTAAAGCTCTCTACTCCTACATCACTACGGCTAACCCATTCTTTTATATTATTATTCCAAATTGATATTTCACAGCATACTAAACCGTGTGCATCGTTATAGTGTCTATTACTCCATATAGCACCACTATCATCAAGCCTTTTTCTATCAACTCTAGCCGTCTTGTAGCATAAAAGAGAAAACCCTTTAGCTGTTACTGTTCCTATTCTAAGCTCTATATCCTCTTTTTTTAAAGGCTCTCTTAGCTTAGTTAATACTTCTCTCATCTTAACCTCCTAAATTTTCTTAATTATAACACTATTTACATAAAACTATGCTTAAATATGCTACCATTTTATAATTTGCTCGTATCTTTTATAGTCTAGTAACTTAAGTTTATTTAAAATCTGTTCTACTCTTTCGTGAGGTTGTTTGTTGGCTAATACTTGAAATTCTTTATCTGATATATAGATAAGATATATAAGACTATCTTTTTCTAAGTAGATAGCCTTACTTGTTTTTGTAGATGTGTTTATTTGGATAGGTGTTTGGTGTTGCGATGGTGGCTTAGTTGTTAGATGATACATCTTTAAAATCAAATAAACTTTCTTTTTTATAATCTTGTTTGTATAGTGATTTTAGCAATTCTTGCATGACATTAACAGATATAGCATTGCCACTTATTTTATAGCTTTGTGTATCACTATTAATTAGCTTTATATCTTCTGCTTTAACTCCTTTTCTTGTATTATATTATTTTTATGTAGTGTTGTCATTGATTTATGTCAATTATCCACAAAAGGCATATCTACTGTGTATTCTATAACAGGCATTAAAACATAGTCATCTTGCCAAAGCCTTTCATTTATCCTATCTTTTTTACAGATAATAGTCCTTGTTTGTTCTTTTTCGTTGTAAACTATATAAAGTATAACATCGCTGTCATATTCTTGGTCTCCACTACCTTTAAGTGCTAACCTCCCATTTCTTATATCTGTTGTAGCTATTTGATTTATAAGCACTATAAATATTCCTAGTTCCTGCACTAACTTAGATAGTTTAGCACTTATGTAACTATTTTTTTGATACTCATCCCCCTCTGCTTGTATTTTCATTCTACTATCTATAAAAAAAGCTTTTATGCCTTCTCTGGCTTTTATTCTAATTGTTTTTTCTATGTACTCTATATGGCTATTAATTTGTTCAACTTCTATATTTTTCAATTGCTCTGTTGATAAATCTTTAAATTTTCTACTTATCAACCCCTCGTACATCTCATAACTGAAAAACATAACTTTTTGGTATTTGCTTAGAGTTTTAATCGCTTGTATAACAAGTGTTGTTTTCCCAGCGAAGTTGTTCCCTGCTATATTTATAAAAGTTGCTTCACAAAAACCACCCATATTTTCGTCTATTGCTTTGACGCCTATTTCATATTTTTTCAAAGGTGCCTTGTTTTTGTTTCGCTCTATTAAATCTAGCATAGTCTCCGTTTGTGGTGGGTACATTTCCTCTTTTATAAGTCTTAGTTCTTCTGTTTCAAGTTTTAGTATCTTTTCTTTTATTTTAAGTTGCTTATCAAAGTCATCTGTTTTTTCAAAATCTAATTTCAAATTTAATATTTGGTTTTTTATCTCTTCAATTTTATCATCTACTGTCATAATGTTATCCTTCTGTTTTGTTTTTTAATATAATCTATATAAAATTTTACACTTTCATAGCTACAAGGCATAGTAGCCAATATATCTAAGTAGTTATCCTCATCCATAAACCCTTTGTCTCTTAATATTGTTTCTACCGATAATTCATCAAACGGTTTATTTTTTAATCTAAGCTTCTCTATTATTTGACCTACAATCGCATAAAATCTGTTTTTAAAGAGTTTATATGGTATAGATAAGGTTTTGTATTGATTAAGCTCTTTTTCGTTTATATAGGCTAATATAAAGCTGTTTAAAATACATCTTTCGTGATTGTGGGTATTCATATTTATACTCCAAAAATATTATATTCTTGTTTTTGCTGTTTAGGCTCATAAAATTCTAAATAATCCTCTATGTTATTTAGAAAAGTAGTAAAATGTTTCATAGGTGGTACAAACTCGCCATTTGCTTTTAGTATATCCCTATCTTTTAGATATCTTCTAATTGCTAACAATACTTCATCTTTTGTTTTTTTAAAGCTTTTAGATTTATATTTATTAAATGCTTGAGATTTACTACCTACTTTGCCATATAAGCTCCATAACTCATTAAATTCTTCAAAATAAGCATCTTTATTAGTTAATTCTTTGTTATTAGGTTTATTATTAGTATGGTCGGAACTTTTGTCCGTTTCGGAACTTTTGTCAGATACGGTAAAATGTCCGATACGGTAAATATAGCCACCTTGTAGTTTTCCTTTCTCATCTTGCTTTCTTTCTCTTCTTAGCCATTTAGATTTTAATAAATTCTTCCAATATCTAGTTAGTGTTTTTTCGCTTATATTTAGCTGTTTGCATATATCATTGTTATACACATCCCAATCATTAGGCTTAGTAAAAAGATATAATAATACTCTAAGCTCTCCCGCACTTAATGTGAGGTCTGTTATAAGTTCATTTGGTATTTGACTATATTTTTCTTTTAGTTCATTTCTAAGGGTATTCAAAGTAATATACCTAGCAACTTAAAATTTGATTGTCTTTTATGTGTGAGTATGTAGTGGAAGTTGCCAAGCTTCGCTACATTAAAACACATTTTCAAAGGTAGGTGTAGCAGGTGCTTGGCATAACCTTTTGTTCCTACCCTTGAAGATATGTTTTATCTTATCCACTTTACAACTCAAACACCACCCAAAGGAAGTTCGTTGCATAAGTGGATAAACGATGTTTTGCTACACTGGTACATCGTAAACCTCGATAGACTGATACTTAGATCAAAGTGTTACAATCCCCTTGTGGCGAATTAGTGCCGCAACACCAACCGCCGTCGGGTCAAAACACCATGTGTATCGGTTCAAGTAAGTATTATATATCAAATGGACTTAATTTTTCCTTAAGTATAGTTATATTTCGGATATGTTTTAGTGTCTTTTGGATACCACTTACAGATTGATATTCCTCTTCTTTAGCTGTAAAAGTTATCCAAGTGTTATCCGGTATTTTTTGAAGTCTTTTGGAATTTGCTACCCAATTATGGTCTCGAAAAGTTATGCCTATATCGCAGTTATATATGTTCAATAAGAGTCTTTTTCCTTGCGTTAAACCATAACCAGCTTTGCAGACATAAGCTCTATATCTTGCCATTTGCTCTTAACTCCTGTATCTTTCTGCTTACTCTTGCTCTTGATATTCTTAATAAGTCGGCTATTTCATTTTGTGTTTTACCTTTTTTATACATCTTGATAAGTTTTTGTATGTCGATATCTTCCCATTTCTTTTGTTTTTTTCTTAATTTGATTTTACCGGTTTGATAAAGTGTCAGCACTCTTGATTTTACTTTGTTTAAAGGTATATTAAGTTCTTCCGCTATACTCCTGTATGTATCTCCTCTGTTGTATCTATCCATAATGATAGGATCTATTTTTTCGTGTAGTGCATATTTAATGCTTCGTGGAGTTGTTGGCGGAGATTTTACAAAAGCTCTTCGTCTTTTCTTGATATATATTCCGGCTTTCATAGGTTTAGTTGGTTTTTTGATGCTCGGTTTTATAATAAGCGGTGGTTTGTATGTTTTTAATTCTTCTTCTAGCTCTTCTATGATTTCACGGTCATTTTTAGCTACTCTTTTATCGTTGCTCTTGTATATTCGTTTATTCCCGTAAATATAAAATCTACCATTGGGAGCATATTCTACAAGTATATTATGTCGTAATACAAAATCTTGTAAAGTCATCCTATCTCCTTAAATAACCCTGTGTTTCCTAAAGCTCTTTGCTCTCTATCTTTTGCTATTTTGTAGTATTCCTCGTTTATCTCTATACCTATGTATTTTCTGTTTAGATTTATACAAGCATTTACGGTTGTTCCACTTCCAAGAAATGGATCTAAAACAATATCCCCTATTTTACTGCTGTTTCGTATTAGTTTTTCAATTAATTTTATAGGTTTAATTGTAGGATGTTTATAAAGTTTTTTATCTTGCATATTTATATTATCCATATATAAAGTTGAGGCATCTTGATAGTTTTGCGGATTACAATATCCGCCCTTACGAAAATATAAACAATATTCAGTATCACTTAAATACTTATTGTTATATGTAGGCACAGCATTTGGTTTTACCCATTTGATAATATCAAAACTACAATCTAAGCCTTTTACAAAATAATCTAAATACATGGGGATTTGAGCTTTATTACAAAAGAAATACATATTTATTTTTTTATTTACTCTTACAAGCTCATCTAGTATTTTCAGATTAAAGCCTTTTGTAATATTAAGATTTTCAATTTCATTGTTCATATTTTGAAATGATTTTGCTAAGCTTGAATTTCCCCCTGCTTTTGTATTGTCTATTTGATAAGGTGGATCGGTTACGATTAAATCTATGCTATTATCTTCTAAAGTTTTTAATACCTCTAGGCTATCTCCATGTATTATCATTCAAACACCTTATATTCTATCTCAATTCCCGCTCTTTGGTAGGCTATTTTAGCTTTCTCAAACATAAGATTAGAATTTGTTTTTATGATTTGTTTAAGTAAGGCTACATATCTCTTGTAGTCTTGTATCTTCTCCAAGTCGCTTTCTTTTTGCCCTTTTTTGTCTTTTCTATACTCGTATTTATTGATAGTTATTTCAGCCCAGCTTAGTAACTGTATAATCGTGTATCGCTCTTCAAAATCTTCTATGGCTGTTTTATTATCGTTTTGATAATGTTTAGCATTTTTATTTAGTAGTGGATGCATCATCTGCCGTCCTTTAGCTCTTTGATTATTTTAGCTGCTATCTCTGCATCTTTTCTATCCTGTTCCCTTTTAAACTCTTCGTAGCCACTTAAATATTTTAACTTGCTTTTAGTTGCACTTTTGGTTTCTGTTAAAGTTCCTCCTAGTGTTACTACATCTGCCGCTATGTCTATCGGCAATGTAACTAATCCAATTATCTTGTCAAACATTTTCATCTCCTTTATTTTGGTATGTTAATCCTTTTTCATAACAAAACATACATAGCTCTAAAATAGCCTCTTTACTTTTACCCGATAGCTCTAACTCTTCAAGTTTGGCTATCACCTCATCTTCAAAATACTTTTTATATTTTTCTTGTGTTGCTGTCATAAATTATCCTTGTTATATAGTTTCCTGTAACATCATATATGTTTACTGCTATATCTGTTACTTTCAAACCGTTTAGATTTACTTTAAAATTATTTTTTATTAACTCTGTATTATAAACTTGTAGCATACTTTTAAACACTTTGTAGTCGTGCTGGTAATCTATGCTTATGTTGTCGATAATTAGTCGCCTGTCTTGTTCTAAATGCTTTTCAAACTTCTCTAAGTCTTTAGGCTTTATAGTGTTTGCCGGTATATCCCTGTAATAAACACTATCTATACTAAGTATCCCGTTTGTGTAGCTTACTTTAGCACCTAAAATGAGTTGAGTTCCTTGTAAAACATTCATAAAGTCTTTTGTTTTTAAAAACTCTTTTATCTCTTTTGATAGTTCGCTACCATAAGCCATCTTGAATATCCTTAGCTACTTTCTTATCTGCTTTGTAATCTTTGCATTTATGATTGTCTTCTACCTCTTGTTTGTGTTTAGTGCAAAATAGAGGTTTATCAAAATCTAAATCTATCTTGCCATTTATAAAGCTTGTTTGTATTTTTGAGTGCTTGCATTTATTACACATTATATAATCCCTTCGCTATACAAATAATTTATTGCTTCAAAATAAGATGTTATCTCTTCATTATTTATTGTTTTTATAATTCTCCCTGCTCTATAAATAAGGCATTTTTGGTTTCTATATACTAATTCATATCCTCTAGTTTGCATATACTCTTTACACTTAAAAGCTAACTCATATATGTTTAAAGAAAATCTGCTACCATCTGTAAAATAAATATCAATATATCTATCAACAAACTCTAATTTTTCTATTTTTTCTAGCATAAGGTCTAAAACTTCACTTAATACTTCTTTACTTAACATCTTAACTCCTCTAGTAACTTTTCTCTTTTGTTAGATGGAAGCTCATGCATTAAGCTATTATGGATTTCCATAAAATCTAAATAGCTAATTTTATTATCTTTAAAAAACTTTCTTATTTTGTTTATCTTTTGTTCGTCCTGCTTTTCTTTTTCCGTTATTTCTTTTTGCTTTTCCAATAATATAATCTTGTTTATCTCTTCAATGGTTTTATCAAGAAAGTTTTCGCCTTTTTCTATGGTTATTTTATGGTATGATAATACCTCTTTGTTTCTTCTTAGATTACTTGTAAAAATTATTTCTCTTTCTAGTTTTAAAATTATTGTATTTCCAAGATAAAATCTTCTTATATATCCTATCTCATATTCTGATAGCCTTTCTATTCTTCCAAGCCAATTAAACATTTTCCCAAATAATCCTATTAAATAAAAAGTGTTAATATACTCTCTTTTTAAGTATCTTTGTTTTAAGTGTTTATTTATTTTTTCTATTGCACTTTTGAGTGTTCTTTTTTTACTTATTTTTATCATTTTAACTCCTCTAACAACTTTTTATTAAATTCTATCGCCTTTTTGACCTCTGTTATCCTTATATCATCTTTCATATCTTCATCTCTTGTAAGTCTTGTTAAGAGTGCCTTAGCTAAGTTTATCTTTATTTCTAGCACTTCTTGATATGGTCTGTTTTTTAAACCTGCTAGTGTATCTCTGTCATATAAGTATTTACTACTTTTCATATATACCTCCTGTTTTTTGTAATTATAAACTATTTAAAATAAAATCTGGCTTAAGTTGAGTGAAATTATTTTGTTTTTTTGGAATTTTAATATTTTATCTTGTTTTAAGGTTAAATATATTACAATGCAGTTACATTTTATTAAAAAAGGAGATAAAGATGTTAGAGCTAATCGGAAATGAGTTAGTGGTAACACTACCAGAGGGTAAAACAGCGGAAGAGCTGGTTGAGCAACTGATATCTAGGATTGAACCGTCTTTACACGGTATGGACTTAAAAGTGAACGGGAGAATTACAACCCCTATGAGTGCCTATTTAGGTCATAGACTTGCCCATATTTGCAAATCCATAAGTTTTTATGTTCCTATGGAAAAACAATATGTAAAAGCGGTGTAGCACTAATGACTGATAAAGAAGTTGCAAAAGCCGTCGGGAAAACCCCTTCGGCGATAAGTTATTTAAAAAGAAACAACCCTGAAGAGTATGAGATGCTTAGAACGGGTTGTTTTTGTAAAAAACACGGTTTAACAATAACTATCCTTGAAAAACTTTTGGGATGGTTAGAGTTATTAAGGAAGGATTTTAAGGAGGTTAAAGATGCCTAAAAATATACAAGATTTAGTATATGAGCTGGGTGTATCTGAAATTATGATTTATAGCATTTGCTTAAGTAGTGCTATTGGTTACGGTATATTTATGTTTTTAAGGAGTTAAGATGAGAGTAGGGGCTTTACAGATTAGCGACACAGCTAAAACTGTATTAAATGAATTTAAAGTGCGATACTATAAAAATATCGCTTTTAAGATAGGTTTACACTTTATAAGTATAGCTATGACAAGTCTATATCTAATGGCTTATATTGCTATGCTTGTAAATAGTGTTTTGGACAAGTTCGGACTAAGTACGACTTTTATAAAGGCTGATACGGCTTTGTTTGTGTTTTTTACGATTAGTGCCATATTGGCTGGACTTTTAGAAGTTAAAACCATTCAGTCTATGGCGGAAGCTTGGGAAGAATATCAAGACTACTTAGAAGCTAAACAGTTATCTACGCAAACCGGCACTAAGCTTGAATACTCTATGGATAAACTATATACTAAAGTAGCCGAAGCACTTATTATAGTGATAGTTCAAATAGTTACTCTAGTAGGTGGTTTGCAAAACGGGTACTTAATGTTTTACGAAAATACAACTCTTAAAACTAAGTTTGAGTCTAAGCAAATAGAAGTGCAACAAATACAGCATAGATTAGCTGTTTTGCAAAAAGATATAACGGCTTTAGAAACAGGGGCTAAAAAACCAAGCAAAGCAGAGCTTGAGGTTGAAAAAGCCAAAGACACTTTAGAGCTTAAACAGGCTTTCCTTTCACTATCTAAGATATATCAAGCCAAAAAGGCTGAAATAGACAGCTGGATAGCAAAAGAGAGTATTAAAAAGTCAAACCTCAAAAACGGAAAACTAAAAAGATGGGCTTTAATGAGGTTTGAGGAAAGAAAATCTAAAGAGTTATATCCGCTAAAAGAGCAGTTAAACAAGTTAGCACTAAAGATTAAAGAAGCTGAAAATATAAAAACATATCTTACGGTAGGTGAGTTTGTATCTCAAAAAGAGGCTAAGGCTAAGCAATTAGAAGCAAAAAGAGATCAACTTGTTAGAGAGTTATCAAGTTTGGAAAAAGCGGTAAAACAAGACAGAAAAGAGGCGGTTAAAAAAGCAGGTTTATTCGGTTTTATTGTAATTGGTATTTTGCTAATTATATGGCAAACAGTTATCGAGCTAAACACAAAAGAGAGTAGGGAGTTGTATTATTCTACACTTGACAGTGCTAAAAAATCTGATAAAAAAAATAGAAGCAGATCAAAAGAGGCGAGACAAATAAAAGCCAAACAAATACTAAATGAACCGGAAGCTTTATCACCTAAAGCCAGCAGAGTATTAGCAGGTATGATAAAACACTGGGAAACGGAAGGTAGTTTGCCTTCTATCGCCAAGCTTGAACAACTAACCGGCATGGGGAAAACATCAGTTAAAGAGGGTAGGTACGAGCTAAAACAAAAAGGGTACTATGAACTTGATGAAATAAATCAACTACCCTACCCTACTGAACGATTTAAGAACATAGTTAAACAAGTGGCTACCGTAGAAGCCCAACCAAGTACGACCTATGTGGCTAACTAAAAAACTTTACCTATCTTTTTGATTTAGGTGTAAAGGTTTACAAAAAACATCTAAGTTAAATAGGGTGGAGTGGTTGGCTAGGTCTTGATAAAATAAATTTAACAAAAGGAGAAGAAATGAAAAGTGTAGAAGTGGTTAGAAAACAAAGGAAACAAATACTTAAACTAAATAAGAAACTGATGGACTTAAATAATACTATTGAAAAACTAGGGTATAAATTAGATAAGCTTAATGAAGATCTTGTGGGGCTAAGTGATGCTTTGCAAAAAGATAAACAAGCTTTATCTAAAATAAGAAGTATTAAATCCATACAAATTATTCAAGAAGCTAGAGAAGTAAGTCATAGAGCAGTAGATACAGCACTAACAAAAGAGCAAATACAAGAATTAATAAAAAATATACAAGCACAAATAGAACAGAAAGAAAAAGATTTAGAAGATACAAAACAAGCTCTTAAAGCTTTTGAAGAGGCTTTGTAATGATAGATAGCATAATAATAGGAAGTTGTCTTTTATGTATGTTTGTAGTGTTTAAATGGATAGCTAAGGAGCTTTTTTAGTGTGGGATATACTTAAATATGCTTTCTTTCCAAAATATTTTATCCAATCAAATGACGGCAGATATAAACTAAGAAAGTGGAGTAAAGCTATAATTAAAAGGGATAAAAAATGCGTGGTGTGCGGAAGTCGAAAAAGATTAGAAGCACATCACCTCTTCGACAAGAATACTTATCCCCATAAAGCTTTGGATATAAATAACGGTGTAACTTTATGTAAAAAATGTCATACGGAGTTTCATCGTTTTAATGGAGGTTTTAGAAAAAGTTGTACTTATGCTGATTTTAGAAGATTTATGAATAGAAAAAAGAAAAACTACTGGTGGATTTTTATAATCCCTGTAATTTACGGTGGGTATAAATTTCTTATTAATTGAAGTTTTAAATTACACTTTTGAAGTGCTTCGTCTTGTTTTATTATAAAAATAGCTACTTGTTTATGTATTTTTGTTTTAACTTTTGGCGGGGTAGGGTGTTTTACCTCGCTTGTTAAAACAGTTGGTATTTTTGGCTTAATGTACTTAGTGGTACATCCGCTACTTAAAAATGCTATCAAAATAAATATAATCGCCTTTGTAAGAATTGACACGGTTTATCCTTTTTTGTGTATTTGTAGTTATGTTTGTATCTTGTATATATAAGTCATTTAAAACACTTATTGTTTTGTTACAAGTCTCTAAATTAGCCTTTAAATCGTCAAGTTTTGCTTGACATCTTATTTTGTTTGTTTTAACTTGTGTATAATACTTTTTAACTAAATAAGCCGTTGTGATATTACTTCCCATAAGAAGTAAACATATCCAACCAGTTGGCAATATGCTTTTTAATATCCCCATAAATTCCACTCCTTTGGATAATCTTCTTTTCTATAAAACTTTTTAGTCCACTTATCTATTAAGTGTGGGTACTCATAGTTTATATCACACGCACTTTTTGAAGTTCCATTTCTAAAGTGTATAGTCCGTCTTTTGCAAAATCTTTTAACATAGGGTTGATAAGTGATGCCACCTGCTCTCTTTATCTCTTTTAAAACTAGCCAGCCCCCATTATAAGCTTGAAAAGGTATCCATAGAGGCTTATAATCTTTAGCCCTTGATTTTCGTATTAATTTAGCCATTATAAGTGTTTGGGCTTTAGTAAAGTTGGATACAGTTCTAAGGTTATATATACCATAAGGTTTAAGAAAGCCTCTCCATAGTCTCCAAGTTATCTGTGCTGGGCTTTCACTGCCTACGCCATCATAGCTGATCACAAAGCGACATCGGCTTTCTTGATAATCTTGCCCTGCAAAAAGTTCATATGGAAACTCTTTGTTTATATATGCATTACTATATGCTTTAAAATATGGCAGATATGGACGACAGCTACTAGCTAAAAGAGCCGTAAAACCAGACAAACATAATAAAACTAACAATCGCAAATATATCATTTAGATTAGCCTCCTTGAGCGATTTCTTCCAATCAACACGACTAGCAACTTGATAATTTACTAGCTTTCTAAACAAAAACCAGTGTATTACACCTGCACTTAACTTAAACGGTATCAATAAAGCTATGTAGAATGGATTAGTATTCTCGATGCTATCTTGTATATTCCCAAACAAATGATAGGCTACCACTCCAAAAACTATTACTATAATAATGTCTAACAGTATCCTAAGAAAGTTTTTCATTTTATCCTCCAAAAATTATTTTTAGTCTCTCTATTCCGATAAGTTGCAAAATAGCTCCTGCCCCTATACCTAACCAAACAATCTTTTGTAATGTTTTGAGATTGCTATTTATATTTTCATATTTACTCATTTCTTTCTTGTCATGCTCTATAAAAGTATCTTTCAAGTCCTGTATTTTTTCAATGATAGTTTCTTCTTTTTGTTCTATAACTGCTTGTCGTATTTCTACTTTTCTAACTCTTGTAAAAAGCTCATCGATAGCTTTAGAAACCTCTTCTCTTTCCATTTATGCTCCTATTAAATTCTCTTCAACTGCACTTTCGTAACAATGTCCGGTATAAAATAATTTTTCGTCAATAAAATATTCTATATGCATGTATAGTTTTGAGTTTTGAAAAGCTTTTTTACCTACAATCGCACTAATTGTGTGCTTAGAGCCATAAGCAATGCTCCCTGCTAAGCTATCAAGTGCAACCGCCTTTTCAAAATCACTTTTTGCCGCTTTGTAATCCTTAATAGCCTCTATGATCTGTTTATAATAATACCTGTTTGTAAATCTGCTTCCTATTTCATCTAATGTAATAAATCGTATATATAGTAAAGCAAATCTGAAACTTATTTGTGGAATTAAAAAAAACATACTTAAAAACACTAAAAACCACGCACCAGCTAAAAGCTGTTTATTTGTATATTTTACCATGTTTTACTTACCCCTATAACAGTTTTATTGTTTATCACCCATATTTTCAAGGCAGTGTATCGATAAGCATATTTACCTAAATAAGTACCTACTACACTACCTACTAAATCAGCTTTTAAATCCTTATTATCAAAATGATTATTAGCTTCTTGACTATCTCTAAGTTCTTTTAAAACACCTACTAACATACTATACCCTATACTTTTAGGTACTGATTTAGTAGCATAGTAGTTTGTAAATCCCATTAAAGAACTTAATTCTATATGCTTCCTTTTATCTGGTTGAAGAGCATATAGATTAATAGATAATAAAATTATTAATAGTTTCATATAGCCCCTAAAAGCTCATCGATAACTTTATAAACCTCTTCTCTTTCCATTTATGCTTCCTTATAATTTTAGGCACTCATCAAATTCTGTAAAAAGAGCTTTAATATCATCTTCACTTGTGTTTTCATCCATATCTTTAGCTTTATTTAACAACTCTTGTGCTTTTTCTATACACTCTAAAGTAGTTACTAAGTCTATTCTGTTTTGACTAGCTACCCTGTAAGCTTCTATAAGATATATAAAATCAGCTAGAGCGTCTAACCAAGATGTGCCTTTTGCTATAATAACATTTACCAAATCTTCCGCACTTATAGGTGGAATACTTAAACTTGCTTCTAATTCAAATTTAGAATAATCGTTGTTGTTCTTAGCTTCAATAGCTTTGTCATATTTAGTTCTATATCTTTTATCTTGTTTATCTGTTATATCTTTACCTGCGATGGCTGTCTCTGCTTTTGTTGTTTTATCATCTGCTAGTATTTGTACTTTATTTTTCATAACAGGCTTAATAAACTTTAGGTATTCTTGTTCATCTAATTCAGGTAGCCTCCACTCATCTACAATCTTCCAAAGATAGTAATCAAGTATAGGTCTTACTTGTCCTTTATCTATTAACTCTTGCCACTCATCTTTTAAAGTTCCATCTTCATTGTAGTAATTTTTAGGATATATTTTTTCTAAATCGCCTTCTTGAGACTCTACTTCATCTATATATTCAGCATATAAGATAAATTGCCCTTGTCTATCAAAATCAGGGTAAATGGAATGATACTCTTCTTTTGAAGTATTTATTAAATCTTTATAGGCTTTTCTTTGTTCATTTTTAAGCCAAAAAGTCCTTAAGACTTTCTCTGGCTTATTTTCGTTTATCCTGTCTTGTAACTCTTCTTCTGTTTTAAAGTCAAACTGTATATCTTTATATGTTTTCATTAATCAATCTCCTCTTCTATAATAAATGGTAATGGTATAGCTTTAGTACCTTTTATATTTAATTTACCATTAGTATCAAATAAACTTGCTAACCAATTATAAAACCAAATAACATTATCATCACCCCAAGTATATGTTTCATCATCAAATTTAAGTTCTTTAAATATAAAATATAAATAAGCCCTATTATCTATAGAAGTTATATAAGTAAAATATATTACTTTAGGACATTTAACATTTTTAAAATATAATAAATCATTTACATTTTTTTGTAAAGTAGGAGCACCATAATTAAAGTCAATTACATTATTTTTATTTAAACCTAATTGTTTAAATTTTATACCATAATAAGAATCAATAACATCTGTATTAACTTTATTTATAAGATTTTGTGTTAAAAATGATATAGGGTTATTATTATTTAAAGTATCTCCCTCAATATTAGCTACATCATCTACACTATATACAGGTCTGTTATATTCAGGTCTTAAACCTATTGCATAAGTTTTATAAAAAACTATTACTTTCATTAAGTCTAACATCTCTTGTTTTGATGAGTAGCCTAGGTGCTGTGCATAACTATCATTAATAACGATGTTATGATTATTATTAATACTCACATTACCACCACAAGGATTTATACTAGCATCTTCATGATCCCAATTAGGACAACTACCACTAGAAGAAGCATTGTACCATTTTTCCCATGTACCATCTTTTTTCATAACTAAAAATAATCTAAAACCTATTATTTTTTTACTAGCTTTAAAGGTCAAATATGGGTTATCTATATAACAACCACTATAAGTTTTATAATCATATCTATCAATAGGCAAACAACTATTACCATCTTCATCTACTAATAATGGACTACCTATTATACCTTTATCTAACCAGTCTTGTCTATACCCACCTATACTTCCATCTGTTCCTAAATCTACCCAGTTATCAGTATTACTATAATCTTCTGTATCAGGGTCTATGGTTATATCACCTCTATCTACTAAAGAACGATAATAGTTATCATTAGCTTTTACATACATATTTTTACTTATAGTAGCTGTTTGGTCATCGCCTGTTACAGTATATATAGAAGTTCTTTGGTCTAATGTTCTAGGATCTCCTATAATATCACAATGAGTTAATGTGTTATTATATGTATAAGTAGTTGAATCACTTTTAAAACATTTATCTTTTAAATAAAATTTATAAGTTTTTCCTACTGTAAAACTACCTAATTTAATATCACCATTAACTATTTTATTTACTCTACAATAACTATCAATAATAAAAATTATTTCAAATATTTCATTATTGTCATCTACAATATATCCTGATATTTCATAATCAATATAGTCAAAATTATATATTCTATCATAAAGAAGATAATTTGCATCACCTCTCCAACTAGCTATAGTAGATAAACTTGTTAAAGTAACATCAATAGTTTTTAATTTAGAATATTCTTCTTTACCTCTTAGTTGTCCTATTTCAGCTAATCTTCTATATCTATCATGTTCTTCTTTAAGAGGTCTTTTATTAGCGTCTAGTCTTAAATCTTCTACATCACATTCATTAACTTCATCAGCATATAAACCATCAGGTCTACCAGACATGCCACTTATTATATAACCTGTTATAGCATAATCGTCTTGACTAACACTACCGTTATTATAATCTGTTAATGATGTAAAATCACTACTATCTGATTTATTAACAACAGCTATTTTATCAGGATTAAAACAATCTTCTAAAGATGTTATATAAGTAGTGTCTGAATATATATCAGCTATACTCATAGCTACACCATCTTTATAAGCTAAAGCTGTACCTTCATCATTATAGATAGGATGCCAAATACCGTCATTTCTTTTTTGTACTAGAGCTATAGGGAGTGCAAAAGCATTATGTATTGTTGATGAATCATTATTTGTAAAATGACCGTAATCTGAATTTTCATAACTGCTTAAGTTTCTAAATTCACCTTTTATGCTATATTCTTTATAACCCCCTAAATCTCCTCCAATATTTGTTAAATCTAATTTAGCCTGTATTCTATCGTATAGACTAGAATAAGCTAATGCCCCACTATTTAAATCAAATCTATTTGAATATATATATAACCACTCATCTCCTAATCCTTTTATAACTCTAATTCTATATCTTTGTTGCCACTCTTCACCATCTTTTAGAAATACATTATTGTCTGGGTTAGAATTGAACTTTATTTTATCTTCTACTGTTAAATCTTCTTCTTTGTAAGCTTTACCTACCAAATCATTATCATTTTGCCAATTACCAAAAAGAGAATAAGTTTCTTTCCCTTCAAAAGTACCGTCAGCTATACCAGATAATCCATCTGTATCAGCCCCTCTGTATTGAATATTTCCAAATGGGTACCTAACTCCTTTGTCTGCTATTCTTTCTTGCCAAGTTTCTAAAAATACTAAGTCTTTTCTACTTATAGATTTTCTACCTTCAAATAGAGTAGGATTTTCATATATATCTATTCCTGCAGAAACATCTTTTAAAGCTATTATTGGTTGATCACCCATTTGTTTTACTGAAATATTATTTATAATAAAATAATTTCCAGATGCAAATTCTAAATCTAAACTTAATTTTTCATTATTTCCTATAAGTTCTATTTCATAATCTCCAATATCTCGAAAATAAATGCTATTATGATTTAATATTCCGCGCATATAAAAATATTTATTTGTATCACTTCTATCTGTTATTTTAAATTTAAACTTGTATTTAACTCCTTTTAATAAAAAAACTGAATCAAATCTAATACCACCCCATCTATTTACACCATCGTCAGTATTTAAAGTAATCTTTAAACCATCATCAGTTATTTCTTTAGTAAAATAATTTTCATTAATATAATAGCTAGATAAATCATCTGAAGTAAAATCACCATTAACAATTAATTCTTTATTGATATCTTTTAATATAGCAAAATCACCTTGTTTCATATCTACTGGTAGATTACTACTATCTGTTATAGTTGCTAAAGATGTAGCTGGTGGAGGTGTTAAGATTGTGCCATAATCGTAGTCCGTACCTACCATTGGACCAATATCATCATAGAACTTCAAATTTATTAAATTACCGTTTATATTTAAAACAGGATAAGGACTACCTGTTTTTTCAATACTATCTGATAATCTTCTACCTATATGTAGAACTTTTCTAGTACTATCAAGTCTAATACTATGACACCATAAACCTTTATTAATACGATATCCTGATGTAGGGCTATATGTATTTCCCCACTCTACAAACCCGCTACTTCTAAATATTTCTCTATTGCTCTTAGCGATAGCTTGATATTCAGCTTCTGTCATTGTGTTAGCTCTTAAGTCTATTTCTTCAGGACTGTAAGTAGCTTCATCAGGAATTACATAGCCTTCTATATCATCTCTTATAGCTTCACAATCAGATTTTATAGCTCCTGCTTCATTTTTAGCTTCTATTGTTTCTGCCAGTGCTTCATCTGTTGCTTCTCTATTAATAATAGTTGTTTCTTTGTTCTCTATTATCTCATTTTTAATGTCTATCAATTCAGGCGTAGTTATATTCATATAATTCTCTACAACCTGTTTTGTTTTCTTATCAATACTAGGATAAGTATTCCCATCATACTCTATGTCTGTGTTTTCATCACCTGTTATTTTGTCTTTCAAAGCTTGAGTAGCTTCACATTGTTCTATTTTAACTTCTTCTAAAGTTTTATCAGTACAAGCCATTGATTGTCCTTTCTATACATTCTTGTAATTTACATGTAAGTTCTAAGCTATCTTTTATGACAATGATAGGCTCTTTAGAGATAGTATTGTCAATCAAATTAATACTATTCATCAAAACCTCATCAATATTTTTTACAATTTGTTTAGGTTCTTGTAGTATAACTTCTATCATTGTCTTAAAGTCTCCGTAAATAATACATTCCCCTCACACATTCTAAATTCGTGTTCGGTATTGTAAAGTATAAAGTTATAATACCCTGTTTTTACTGTTATACCTCTACTTATGTCATAAGGTATTGTTACAACACATTCCCCATTTAATACTTCAATATTTGTTGCATTTATTAAAAGACTTCCTTGTGGAGAGTTAGTGTCTCTTACTAAAAATAAAGGGTTTAATGTTGAAGTATCTATACCGTTTATTGTATCAGGTAAGATAAATTTTATACTCCAATCACTGCTTTTTGGTACGCTTATGTTTAACTTATTCATATTTAGGCAACTCCTCTAAAACCTCTTCAATAGTTGGTAATTCTCTTTTACCTTCTAAAACATCTTTTTCAATGCTTTCTGCTTTTTGAAAAACTAACGCTATCCAAGCCCCTAATTTTTCCGCTTCATCTCTAAAAACATTATCATAACCTACATAGTTTGCTATGGCTCTGTAAGGTCTTGTTTTGTCATCACCAGTAAAACCCTTACTTTTACAAATTGTATCCAAATAATTTAAAACAGCATTGTTAAAATCTTGTAAAGTTTTGGTAAATTTTTCTTTTGCCTCCCTTAACCTTAACTCTGCTGTTATAGCATCTCTTGTTTTGTCAAAACACCCAAACACTTTAAAACTCTCATATTCATCAAAAGTTATTTTAGTTAAGTTTGAGGGTATTTCATTAGATTTTACATTATCATCATAAGCAAACACTTTATTATTTATATCTCTAAAATATTGCATATTATTCCTTTTACTTCAATTCAACCCATTTCGTTATTGTGTAATTACCATTATTGTTAGGAGAAGTTGCTTTATATGTTGCACCGGAAGGAATTACACACACCCAACTGTGGTCTCCAGTAGTAGTTCCTCCTCCTATAACAAACACATTAGTGTTATTAATACTAAAATATTTATCATTACTACTATCGGTTATATGTATGTTAATCATTACTAATATAGGTTTACCAGTGGTATTAGTATATGTAATTTCCACATCTCTATTAGCAGTCTCATCAATTACAGAATAACCACTACCGCCTATACCTAATAAATGCCTCTCTACTCCATCTACAAGATCCGCATCAAGTCCACTACCACTTCCATCAACTGTTTTCAAATCTTCTAAAAGTTGGTTATTTGTTCTCACTGGTTCACTGGCTGTAAAATAAATAGCTCCGTTGTTTTGGTTAGATTTTAAAACTATCGCTAAAGATTGATAAGTACCTGTTGTAGGTTTAGTATCAGTCAAGCCACCTGCACCGTCGCTATATAGTATAGTATTTTCAGTCCAAGCGGAGGTGTCTAAACCTTCTAAAGTACCATTTGATATTACTTTCCCAAAACTACCGTTTGTTAAATCCTCTTCAACTATTCCAAAAGCTATACAATTTACCGTTGTGGTTTTAGCCACTTCCGTAGCGTCCTCACCTTGATTATACCCAACGATTTTAACAACATCACCTTTTACTAAATCTTCAGTAGCTTTTACTTTATAGTGTATATGATTAGCTCCTACAATATTACTTATGTCATTTATAGTTTTATTAGTAAATGTCGTAGTACTATCAGGGGTTACGACTTGAGTTCCTACAAGCTCTTTTATCTCTTTTCTAAAACTATTATAAGTAACTCCTTCAATTTCTACGGTTTCATCATTATTTTTTGTCATTAATTCTAAAAACTTGTTTGTATATTCACAAACTTTTTCTTTTACTTGTGTAAATGTTATATTACAATCCACTGTAAACTCCTAAAAAATCTTCTAAACAGGTAACATACTCACACATAGGAACTTTTGCTTCATTAGTCGCTAATTCTTTATAATCATCTAAAGAAACTATGTTTAAAGTAACCTCATAAAATTTATTACCTATCGTAGTAATTTGAGGCTTACCTACAAATTTAACTCTATTAAAATCTTCCCAATCTACTATAAATTCTTGAGTACCGTTTTCTAAATCTATATAATAAAAATTATTCCAATTTTGTAATTTATTCTCAGATAAGAAAAAAGTTACTTTTGCACTTACTAAGGGTTGTGGTATAGGTTTTCTGTTGTATTCTACTATTCTTACTGCAAATGGTATATTTATTTCAAAGTTTTTAATTAAAGGTGCTGGTAAGCTACTTGGATAATTCATTGTTCAATCACCTCGTTCGTACAGCTACAAGCATCACAAATTGTAGATATACTTTCACCTATTTTAGCATTAAATTTATTAACTTCTTCTATAATCATACCTTCAATTTGATAAACTTCACTTCCTAATTTTCTTATCCTCATATTACTTCCTTCTGTAAAATACACTTCTTCAAAATCTTTCCAATTTACAGTAAAGCTTTTTAAACCATTGTTTAAATCCCCAAAATACCATATTTTAAATATATTAAACTCTTCTTTAGTGAAGATAAAAGTAACTTTAGCTTTTCTGATTTTTGCTTTAGTTATATTATTGTTTACTGCATATCCTATTTGAGAGGTTACTATGTTGTTTGTAGGTTGTTCAACTGCAAATTCATCAATTAAAGGGTTCTTGATATTTGGATATTCCATAGTAACCTCCTAAGTATAAACTTCTTCATTATAAACCCTACCACTTACTTTAACTGTACCATCTCCGTTAGGAATTATTTCTTCTATAATAATATCTTTAATAAATTTATCGATAAATCCTAAATGAAAAGGAGTATTTACTCCTACCCAACTAGGCAAAGTGTCATATAATTCTATTGTATTGTAAGTTAATTTTTTAACATATAAAGTTTCACTAGGCGTTAATGTATCATCATAAAAAACTATTCCTACCGTACCGTTTATATATTCTTTAAAATCACTAAAAGGTAATCCGTCAAAAGTAATATTGTTAGTAGTTGTTATTATATTACTTGTTATATAAGATACAGTATCACCATAACCTACCCGTGTATGTTGAATAGCCAATCCAACCCTCATAAACTGTTCTAAAGTTTCCCCTAATTCATCTAAAGTAAAACTATATTTTTCATTTCTTTTTACTTCGGCTAAATAAAGATATTTAGCATATTTAGTAGCGATTTCTACATCACTACAACCATATAATCTAAGTTCATTCGGGTAACTAGCTGTTTCAGGATAAGTAACATATTGCTCTTCAAAATTTTCATCTCTGTAAAATACTCTATATCCGTCTTTACTAAACTCATTTTTAGTAGTCGCTTCTAAAATTAGGTCTTTATACCTTTCAGCAGGTATCACTAATTGTCTAGGTTTTGTTTCAATTTTACTTAAAGATATACCGTTATCGCTAGTAAGCATATACATACCACTTATAGCAACTTTTCTAATAGCTTCTAAAATTGTTTGATTTTGTGTAAAACACCAATTAAACTTTTCTTCAACTTCTGGCAAATTTAAAAAGTCTTTACTAAACCTTCCACCGTAAACCTCATTTGTAAATATATCTTCTATAACTTTATCCAATGTATTAGGAACTTGTTTTACTGTTCTTTCAGCTTCTACTGTTATATTCTTTACGGAACTATTAGAGATTGTATCGGTAGTTAGTATTCTGAAATTGATAAAAGTCATATCTTTTACTAAATAACTAAAAAGTCCACTACCTGCATTTTCGGTATCGTCTCTATACATATTTTCCCATGCATACACACCATTTAGATATACTTTATCACTAATTCTTTGACTATTTGCTAAAGGAGTTCTTCTTAATACTCTCATATAGTATGTATCTTTTTCACCTGTAAAAATATCAGCATAATAATCAACAACCTCATTTCTGTTTGCGGAGTATATAAACAAAGTTCCGTCATATATTTTTAGAGTCGCTAATATAGGGGTGTTTTTTGTAGCATCTACTAAATCGCTTGTATGTATAGAAAAATCTTTACTTATAATAGCCCCGTCACTTTTTCTCTGTATCTCTAAAGTCAAATCCACTGTGTAATCAGATAAACTTCCGTCATCGTTTGTATTATATATACCGTTAGTTATTAAATTAATATTACAGCCTGTTATTTTTTTATTTTCAGCTATTGTAAAATAACTCATAGGCTCATCTAGTATTTCAACTTTGTCAAGTTCATTGCTTGAATGTGGTATAAAATATCTATATTTTTCTGGGGCAGTTACATTAAAAGTTTCATATTTAGCATAAGGATAATCAAAATCTATACATTGTAAATCTTCGTTATCTTTAAAAATACCGTATTGTATAGCACTTGCTACATAACTTAAATCTATATTTAAATTATATACATATAAATTATTAATAGTATCTCCATTAGTTTGCTTAAAATCTACCGATATTTTTCCTCCGTTATAAGGCAAATAATCTTCTACATTAACAACAAAACTACCTGTATATGTATTATTCCCGTCATTATAAGTTATGGATACATCATTACTAAATGCAGTTATAACATTATTGTCATCATCGAACAATGAAGTTTCTATTGTTATATCCCCTTCACTATCTCCTTCTATATATACATCAATATATAAATACTCATCAATAACACCTTGTAAATTAGTATCCCATACTAAAAAATATTCTGCATTATATTCATCACTTATTGGTATATTAACATTGCTTGTATCAGGTATTTCAAATTTACCATTATTAAATAAAGTGCTGTATGTTTCTAAATAATGATTTTTGTTACCTATAAAATTCTGTATAGGCGTATCCCCTAAATACATATTTTTAATATTATAATCACCATAACCTAAACAAGTAGTTAAGCAATGATACTCATTATTGTTATAATAATATACATACTCACTAAGCAAGTCAGGAGATTTTTTAAAAGTTCCATAACCTACTGGTATCATTTCTCCTAGTTTTGGCTTAACTTGACTAAATTGTGTAGTAAAAACTTCTTCCGCTTTTGGAGTGTCTTTAACGGTAACTTCTTGCGGTATTTCTGGCTTATCCATAAGCATTTGCGAAATACCACCTAAAGCCAGTCCTACACCTAAGTTAGATAACCAAACCATCGAAGTAGGAGCAAACACCGCTAATGCAACTCCTATTACAGTTTGTAAAAGCCCATTTCCTCCTTCTGGGTTTTCCGTAACAATAACTACAACTTCATCGTTAAATTCTTTAGCTAGTAAGTCATCATCTAAAAGCTTATCTAGCTTTACTTCTTCTAGCTCTTCAAATTTTATAAAAAGTTGTGTTCCTTTATTAAAACCTTGAGGAAACTCTTTTAATAAAAGCTCCTCTAAATTTTTATAGGAGCAAGTAGTGTTTTTTATAATGTCTTTATCTTTAGTTACTATCAGTTTCATATTCTACAAACTCCATTATTTTAAATCTTTTTTTAACTTTGTCAAGTTTTTCACACTTAACTCCAAAATCTTCTTCACTATGATAAATATACCCTTGATAATAAAAACCTATATGATATATTTTGTCGTGATTAAATCCCATAAAAACCAAACAGTAATCTTTAGGCTTGTCTAAGTATTTAGCTAATTTTTGATGTTCTTTAAATAACTTTAATCTATCTTCTAAATTATCTTTAAAATCTTTAGGGTTAAAAAACAGTCTCATGGGTTTACCAAATATTTCTTTGTAGGCTTTCCAAACAAATTGAATACAGTTTAATTCTTTATACGGTATTCCTATGTATTTACTAAGCATACACACTCTTTAACATCGGGAAATCTACATAATTATATTTTTTAGCTGATAAAGTTTGATTAACAAAATCAGGTAAACCACCACTAAAAGTTAATGAATTTTCAGTGAAATTAAAAGTAGGAGAGTATAATTTATAAGGCATATCTGAACTAGCTTGTATATCAACGCTATCTTCAAAATACATTTTCCATTTAAAATCAACGGCTTCATTAGAGTTTGCTAAATACTCTGTAAGTTCTTCATAAATACTTGCGTCTGCTCCGTCTAAAACCAAAGGAAATTGATAGTCCATAAATTCACTTTTTTTAGGAAAGCCTACTTTGAAGTTAAAAGGAACAAACTCTACCAAAGAGTCGTCCTCTATTTTTTTTGTTATAGGAGTAGGATAAAGACAAAATCTCCATATTTTACTATTGTTAGGATATTTTAATTCAATAGTATCAATAGCTACTTTTTCACTATATGTGCTTAAATATCTTTGTTTTGCTTCTTCTGTCATCCTACTTTCCTTTGGTACTTATTGTCAAATATTTTAGCCATTTTATTACTACCTCTACCCATATCACCTATAACAGTATTTCTAACTATTTCTGGTACTTCTTCAATAGTTACATAATGTTTACCGTCTTTTTCTTCGTGTGTTACTTTAACTTCCTTAGAAGTATAAGTATTTACTACTATATTAACTGGGCTTGTTTGAGCTTTTACTCCTAAATCTTTACCTATTCTTGTTAAAGGTAAAATAGCTTCTTCTCCAGCTTCACCCATTATTCCTAAGTTGCTTCCACCATATTGGAACATAGTAGGTTTAGTTACTATACTATTTGTAAAAACCCCACCCGTTGCATAAGCGGATATGTGCCCGCTTTGACTAAAAGCATTACCGTTTGCACTAAACAAGCTCATAACTGCACCAGTGATAACATCAGTTCCACCACTGCTTTTACCACCTAAACCAAGAGCTTGTAACATTGCTTGTTTCATATATATTCTTGACAAATCAGCTAAGATACTCGCCGTTAGCTCTTTAAAGTCCGCTTTACCTGTTGCTACAAAATCAGCTATACCATCAGTTAACCTATCAAAAGTCAACTTATAGGATTTTTCTATAAGTTGATTAGTAGTTAAAACTTGACTTTTATAGCTTTCATTGGCTTTTTTGATAACTTCTACTATTGTTCCGCTTTGTTCTATTCTAGCTTGATCGGCTTTTCTTTGTTGCTTGTCTCGTGCTAGTATAGCTCTTTGTAGCTCTAGTTCGGCATCTCTTTGTTTTTCAGTGCCTTTTACAACTTCTAGCTTTCTTTTTGCTATCTCTACTTCAAAGTTGGCTTGATCTAATTTTCTTTTTTCTGTTCCGTATGTGTCACCCTCTAAATTCCATAAATCCCTATCAAATTGTATATTTTTTGATGCTTTTTCATAGTCAAGTTCTTTTAACATCTTGCTTAGAGTATCTTTTTTTTGTTTGAGTATTTGACTATGTGATCTAAGAGCTGATTTTTCTTTTTTCTTTAGATACTCTTGATTTAGTTTATAAACCTCTTCTTGATAAGCTTTTTCGGCTTCTAATCTAACTTTAGCATCATTACTATCAAGTCCTAATTTTTTCCATTTCTCATATAATTCTACTTGTTTTTTAGCAAATTCGTTTCTCTCTAGTTCTATATTTGCTAAAGCTTGTTGTCTTTTTTCTGCTTCGGATAGTTTTTTAATTTGATATTTTATTTGCTCGACTTGTTTCTCATTGCTAACAAATGTTAGTTCTTTTATGTGTTTTAATTTTTCTATTTGTGTGTCTCTTGCCTTGATAAGTCCTTGTAAAAATTTTTCATTTCCTTTTCCAGCCTTTACAAGTTCCTCTTGTTTTTGTATCATTTGGTTAAGATTATCAATAGATTTTTTATATTCTTGTTTTCTATGTTTAAGAGACAGTATCTCATCTCTTTGGGCAGTTTGTATTTGGTGGTTTAGTTTTTCTTGTTCTTTTTCTAATTTCTTAATACCATCTAATAAAATTGTAACTCCACCAGCGATAGCCACTCCCATTAAGACATAAGGATTTAGCCTAGCCGCCGCATTAAATGCTAATTGTGCTTTAGTAGCTAATTTGACATTACTTGTTAATAATCTAACTATCCCACTTGATTTAGAAAAGCTTCCTACAATAGCCTCTATGCCTAAACCTAGTTTACCACCTATTTTAAATACTGCATAAGCTGTTGCTAAATTCATTACAGCTTCTTTGTGCTGCCATATAAAGCTCGTAGCTTCCTTAAAATAACTACCTACTGTTTTTATATTTTCTATTGTGATTTTTGTAAAATCTATTATTTCTTGTTTATTTTCTCTTAAAAACTCTGCAAATTCAAGCATTTCGGCTTTGGCACTATCAAAAAGTGGTTTTTGTATTTCGCCCATAACGGCATCCCACTCATTTTTCATTTTAGCGGATACACCCTGCCAGCTCATACCAAACTCTTTACCTGCCACTCCTGCTTGTTTAAGTTTTTCTATAAAAAGCCCTACTAAGTCGCCATTTTCTTTTATAGTCTGCTTGATAGCTTTTTGAGATAACCCTACTAGTTCAAGCGATCTTTTAAGACCACTTTCTTTCATTTCACCGCTCATTAAACTATCTACTGTTTTTAAAAGATTTTGGAACTCTACTCCCATAGAACTAGCCAAGATAGATACACCTTTTGTTATCTCTCCGGCTTCTTTTAATGTTCCACCGTATTTAAGCACTTGAGGAATTATAAGTTTATATATTTGTAAAGTTTCGCCTAAAGTATGCGGAGTTTCTACATTTATTTCTTTTGCTATTTTAAGAGCTTTGTTTGCTTCTTGTTGTGCTAAAGCAAACTTTTTAACTACATCTTTCCCTTGTAAGTTTTGTGCTATTAGGAATTTTAAACCGATAGTTTCTTGTTCTATGAGTTTGTTATATTCAAATCCCATACCAAGTGTCATATCATAGGCTTTTTTCATAGCAAATATAGCTACGACGATACTTTCCATTTCTCTAATATGACGGATTAAAGTCTTACTAGTTTTATTCGTCGTATCAGCAAAGCCTTTTTGACTCCTAGCCGCCTGTTTCGCTACGGAGTCAAGCTGTTTATACTTCTGTGCTAAGTCGGATAATCTTCTTTTTTCGTCGGATATATCTTTTTTTAGTAATTGTTCTTGTTCTTTGTATAATCGTTTTTGTTGATTATACTCTTTTGTAGTCATATTGTTTCGTTCAAGAGATAGAGCCTTTTGTTTTGCTCTTAACTCTGTCAGCTTTGCTTCTAGTCCGTCGATAGCCGTTTCGGTTTTTTTAACATTCTTGACATACTGTAAAAAAGTATCTCTTGATTGTTGCTGGATAATCTCATGTGCTTTGGTTAATTCGCCTATATCGGCTTTTATACTTACTACACTACTCGGCATGTAATTCCTTTTCAATCATCATATTAACAAACCAATCAAACGGCACTAAATCGATACCTCTTCTTAACGCCAACTCCTCTAAAGTATTTTTATTATATCCTATTTTGTTTGATACTGTGATTACTCCACAGCTAATGTTTTGCACTAGAAATTCAAACATCTTAAAAGATATTTTATCCACATTCGGATAAGTTAAAGCCTCTATGAACTCTTTAGAGGCTTCTTTATCGTCAATCTTATAGATATCAGATAAGCTCATACCTTCTGTAAAGCTTCTAAGCTGTATATAACGCTCGTTATAATACCACTCATAAAGCTTTTTTAGTGCTTTCCCCTTGCGGTCTTGTATGTGTTTACTAAACTAGCCTGTGCCTCCGCCAAAACCAGCCCCTTTTCCCATTCGGTTAGCTTTTTAACATCGAGTCCGCTTATTTTAAAAACTTTGTCTTGAAACTTTTTATCAAACTTTTCCGCTTCTTCATATCTTTTATCTAAAAATGCCTCTTCTCTTTTGGTTGCTAAGTCCATAAGCTCTTCGGCTTCTAAGAAGTTAGGTAACTTTCTGTTTTCCGTGTTTGGTGTAGATTTAAAGTGTCCGTTTTGCAGTCTTGATACTACACTCTCTAAGGACTGCTTAACTACCGCTTTTATATCTGCTTTGTTTGGTATCCATGCTGTTTCAACGATTGTTTCGATTAAATCCTCAATATCTTCTCTTTTATTGTTAAAGATCTCTTTAATATCTTCTATTTCCCTATAAGAAGACACATGCATAGCCACTTTATTAACTATTTCGGCTACTTCTTCACTATTCATAGCCGCTATATCTTCTTTTGTTTTATCTATTCTTTTAAAAGCTTCAATGGCTATTTTACCCATTTCGCCATTTTTAACCCACTCGTAAATCTTCGGCTCTTCGATAGGGTTATCCCCTATCTTATTTAATATCTCTTCTATCATTTAACCTCCTTAGTAGTTTTGTAGTCCGCTTATACATTCCCACTCAACCGCTGTTAAGTCTTGATCTCCTACGGCTGTAAAAGTTCCGTTGATCATAGCACTTTTCCCAACTTCTGCTTCAATAGGATCTTTATCAAAAACTATTCTATTGAAAGTTATCGTTGCTTTTTCTCCGTTTTTCTCGTAAATTATTTGCAACTTTTTAACTTCATGTAACTCGCCTCTTTTAAAAGTATCCGCACTTAAAACACAGCTTAGATTTCCTGTCGCCTCGATTATGTCAAATCCTTCTATTTTTTCGTTGTCTTTTATTGTAGGTTCTAATATAACCGGACGCTTAAAAGATACTTTCGCCTCTTTGTGCATTGTAGGCTCTACACCGTCAAGTAGGATAGTTATATCAGACTTGCCGTAATACACTTGCTCTAGTGCCGTATCTGTTCCGCCTTGTGCTTCATAGTTGTCATTTGTTATGCTATTGTCTAAATAGTATGATACGATACTCGTAGAAGATTTAGCACTCACCATATCCGCTGTTTTACCAAACTCAAACGAAGTTAAAAAAGCTCCTTGAAGTCTAGTTTTTATATCACTTGCTCCACTGTTACAGTTGTCTTTTAAAGTTGTTTCTATTCCAAAAGATTTAACACAATCAGTTCTTTTACCGGTGTATTTTTTAAGTCTAGGTTTTACAACCCATTTGACTGTTCCGTCCGTAATAACATCGTTGTTATTTGCATTTGTTAAATCTGGCTCACTGCTTCCACTCGTTCCGGTTTGCAATGCTACCAAGCTATGTGAGCCATCACTATGATTTACAATATCGCCTTTTACATAAGCCGTATCAGCCGCCCAATCGTTAGATGTTGCGTCGCTAACACTTGTTATATCTCCGATTAAGTGATGAAGAATAACTGGCATAAAATCACCACTTAAATATACGCTTAAATCAGCTGTATAATCACTATCTCCATAAATTTTCCCGCTAGGCTCTCCGCCTGCACCTAAACACTTAGCTATTTCGGATTTTTGATCTTCTTTTGGTTGAAAACTCTCCGGTTTTATTAGTAGGTTTGAAGGACTTGCAGGTTTTTGTCCGACTGTATCCTCTTTGTACCACCTTATTTCACTTATTTGGTATCCCATGTTTTGCTCCTATATGTATTTTTCTTGTATGAGTTGCATTGTTGCTATCACTTGTATGTCGTTTGACTCGCCTATATCACTAACCAATATATTATATTTACTTAACATTATACTACAATCTCCTAAAAGTGCGGTATTTTCTTTAATCATTTGCATTAGCTTATCTGCTACCTTTTCTATATCTCTTATGGTCGGATAATATGTTAAATTTCCTAACACTTCCGGCTTATTAACGATGTCATCAGATAAAACAGCATCGATAATAAACTGTAAATTAAATTCGTTATTTTCTTCGGTCTCTACAATTTCTTTATCCATTTTATGGATAAAAAGGTTTGTGCGTGTATTTACTCTTGTATATTCGTTTGGATCTACATATACCGATAGCTCTTCCCCTAAAATAGGCATATAAAAATCTTTAAAATCTTGTTGTTGCGATAATTCAAATATATACATTTGCAAATCAAATAAACTAGGCATATTTTCTTTCCTTTGGTTTTATACTGTTAAAGGCTTCGGCATACATTTCGGGATATTTTCGTTTAAATCTAGCAAAAATACTTGCTTTTGCTCTCGCCCAAGCTTTTTCTACAAAATGGCGTTTTTTATATTTAGCATTTTCAAATCTTTTCATTGTTTTGTAATAATAAGGATTGTATCTATTGATTTCGCCTGTATTTAGTTTGTGCAAAATACTAGCACCTTGCTTTGTAACACCACTTATTCTTGGAAGATTACCAACTAAGACACCATTTCGATATTTGGGCGGTCTAAAATCTCTAAAAGCCCCTCCGACTGTAACAGATAAACTTGTCGGATCATTACTCATACTATAACCTATAAAACTAGCCATATTTTTAGGATTAGCGATTTCGCCTGTACTGTGTAGTAACCTTATCCCTAAAAGTCTTAAACTTTTAGATTTCCATATTACCCTTTTGCCGTTACGATACTCTTGAAACCAGTGATGATGACTCCTAAGAAACTGTATTCGTTCCTCTTTCATAAGCATATAACCGCTTACTTGTAGTTCTTGTCTGGCTAATCCATACGACCGCCCTATCATTTCTTTAAATACAGGTATAGTGGTGTCGGTTATTACAACTTTCAATCTCTAAACCTTCTTGCTGTGTGTTCTTTGCGAACAGCGGTTACAGCGTATAATCCTAAGTTCTTAACCCAAACATCTACACGGTATTCTTCACTATCTATGATAATCTTATCTTGCTGTGTAGGTGGCTCGGTTAAAACCATATTCTCACATCTTACCGTATCAGCTTTTTTTCGTCCTCTGTCGTCCTCTTCTTGATAGTTATCAATAGCCACAAAACATCTTACTTTATAGGTAGTACCGTCAGGCTTTATATAATCAACCTCTTGCGATATACCTAAGTTTTCATTTAAAACAAATTCGGCTTGAGATTGTTTTAATAAATCGTATGCGTTCATAGCTATAACAAGTAGGGTTATCCCTACTTGTCTTTTCCTTTTGCTTTGACTTCTTCGGCATCACCGTTTGCGATAAGCCTTTTAGCTCTCTCATCTTTTATATCAACGATACTTCCTGTCGGTTTATCTCCGTATGGAAATTTAACTTTTACTTTCATTTTCTACTCCTTATAAAACTTGTAGGCTACCAAAAGCATTACCATTTTTCAATACTGGTAGTGGAGCAGACTTATATATATATTTCAGCATAGGAGGATCTTGTTGCAACACTTTTGAAACATCAAACTCTTTTGCTAAAACGACAGGCTTGTCGTTTGCTATTTTTGGTATGCCTCCATAGTGAAACTCACCTTTTGGACTTGCTAGTATAACTTCTCCATCTGGTAAGAATTTTTGTGTAACACCGTTTTTATCTTCATAAGTTCCTTTTTCTACATATACATCAAGTATAAGTCCTCTATATATAATTTTACCTGCTAAATATAGATCTTTACCGGATACAACTTTTTCATTTGGAACAAAATTTCTTCTAGTTCCGTCATCTTTGTTTGCTGTTAGAACCTGTGCATTTCCCTCAAAATAATCATAAGTTGTATCGTTCATAATACAATATGTAGGAGGAACTTTTAACACTTTTGCTTGATTTTTTATATCATCAAGCGGTGTTGCATTTGCATCATCCCATGTAGTAGAAACTATTTTTCTATTTTCTGTTGGAACTCCAAACACGATATCTTGAACATTGCCGTTTTTATCAACAAAACCTTTTTCTATTTTAAACTTAGTTAGTGCTTCGTAAGTAATTTTTTTCTTCATCACTTCACTTCTAAGTCTAAGCTTTCCTAGTTGTGTAAGAATAGACATGGTTTTACTATCTATTGTACCGTTCCCCTCTTCACTTTGTCCGAATTGCCTTTCAAAGGCATCGATTGCCTCTTGTGTAATACTTTCGTTAAAGTTTGCAGGAGCAACTCTTACTACATCCCAACCGTCTTTTTGTACTACATTAGCACTGTTTCTAAAACTGTTGTATTCAGGCAGTACACCCTCAACCGTTGCAGTATCATACTCGATATATTCTGTTGTGTTTCTTCTTTTTACAGGGAATAGTAGGTTAATAATACCGTTATCAACCTCTACAATAGTAGATACTCCCTTTTCTATTGTTTTTAAGCTAGTAGCCATTCTTTACTCCTCAACCAAAATTTGTGTATTTGTTACAAAACTGTCTCTAAAGTCATTTAGCGTACCGGTTGCAAATACTATTTCGCTTCCCAAAACACTACAACTTGTAGAGTATGTTAAATCAACTGCACCACCACTTGCATCCGCATCTATTGTAGATATACAATATACTTCATCAGTTGTCGCCGCTAGTGGAGCCAATCCTGCCCCGTCTCTTTTAAGTGCCTCACCTCTTTTACAAGTTCCGCTCACTAACTGGTAGTGTTTAGAAGTTGTTAAAGGTTTTGTAGCTGTAAACAGATTATCTACTGTTTCTTGTGTTACGCCTAGTGTATCAGCCATTCTTAACTCCTAATTTTATTTTTTTCAGCCCAAGCCAATATCGCTTCTTCGACTTTAGCTTCTTCATCTTCTCCGCCCTCTTGTAGAGCAACCGCTTCGTCTTTTTTTGCTTCCATAAGTGCTTTACTCGCCTCTTCGTCGTCTTTTGCATTTACAGCTTTCAAAATCGCTTCCGCATCAGATACTCCCAAAGCCTCTGCTTCTTTTAGTGTTACTTGCATTTTCTCTAAAAGTGTATCTTTTTCAGCTTTTAACGCTGAAATTTGCTCTTGCATAGCTTGTATTTGCTCTGTTTTAGCTTCTAAAGCACCTCTTAGATCCGTGATAGTCTCTTTTTGAGTAGCTATCAGTTCGTCTTTTGCTTTCATTGCCTCGCCACCATCGGTTTTTGCAACGGTGGCACTCTCTGTTACCTTAGACATAGTATCTCCTTGCATTGTATTTGTTATTTTTCCCTCTGGTGGCATAACTGCCAAATTTAGCACTTCTTCAAAACTAAGAAGCTCTTTAATATACCCTTTTTCAAATGCTTCACTTGCAAATATAGTATCTCCATCGTTAAAATCCGCTTGTATTGTTTCTCTATCCTTATTAAAAGCCTCTACAAGCCTATTGTAAAACATAGTTTCGTATCTGTTTAACTTAGCTTGTATTCTGCTTTGGCATTTTTTATCATTTATATTACATACTTTATTGGGAGCATTGGAAGAAACTATATGTCTTACTGTTTTACCTTCCGCTTTCTCCTCCCACATTACAACTACACCTATGCTTCCTATTTGCGTAGTTTCGTTAGAATAAATCTCATCTACCACACTAAACACCCATAATCCAGCACTAGCTAGTAAATTTTCAGCATAAAGAATAGTTTTTTTAGAAGAGGCTTTAATTTTCTCTCTTACTGCGTCTGCGCCTGCTACACTTCCACCTGCCGTATCTATTCTAAATAGTATAGTATCAACTTCAGCATTCCGCTCGGCTTCATCTATCAATAAAGATATTTTATCATAACTAGCCACAGTTTCACACATTCCACCGATATTTTTCTTATACATTACACCGTCAAGTGCTATAACGGCTACATTCTCTATAACCTGTAAAGTAACATCTTCGTTTGCTATTGCTGTATGTGTTGTCCCTGCTTTTATGCTTTCTAAACCTTTTAAAAGCTCCTGCGCATAGTTTGGCTCTACGATAAATACTTCGTTTTTGAGTCTTGCAAATATATCAAACATTTTCTTCCTTTTTAGGACTTAGCCCTGCATCTTTTCTTAGTTTTTGTTCTAAAAGTTCTACTTCTATATCTAATCTTATTTGTTTTTCTTTTTCTGTTAGATAATCTAGCCCATTTTCAGCATATACTCGTTTAAGAGTAGTTGATCCATTTGCTAAATGTTTAGCTATACTATCAGCTTCCTTCTTCTCATCAATTACTCTTTTAGATTGTCTTAGTATATCAAATTTATAAAATTGTCTAGGATTGTCAAAAAAAGTTTTCTTATCTATTGCTATTTTCTTAGTTTGAACTCCAATCATAAACAATCTTTGCAAATAAGGTCTTATGATATGGTCTGTTAGCTTAGCAAACTCCATTTTATAATGTTCTTCATCAAAACTTATTCCGGCTTTTATGGAAGAATAATTACCTTTTTCTATATCTTTATAGATAGATACACTACTTCCACCTACTGCACTAGCGATTTTCTTTTCCGTATTGTCTGCTACTGTTTTATATACACTGTCGGCTTTATGCTCTATTTGATAAACTTTGTCATCTCTAGGAAGTGGAGTCAAGCCGTCAGGCATACTACCTCTTTGTGCTAAAAGATTGATAATTTCTTTTATCTCTGTCTTTTGTGCTTTAGTATTACCTAAGCTTTTTAACTCATCTTTTAACATTTTTATCAGTATGTCGTATAGTTCTGTTGTCCAATAAGCCCCTGCGTCGGCTTTTTTCTTGGCACTTTTTACTTCCGCTTTAAGATAATCCATTGTATCCGTTAATTGAGGGATTATACTCACCAATCTACTAACTGCCGTATATTGAGATAAATCTATCCAATTTGTTGAGTAAAAAGCCAAATCTTTAGTAGAATATACCTTAGATTTAGTTCTATCATAGTTTGTATATAGGTATATTCCTACTATACGATTGTATTTGTCTTTCACTAAACCGTTTTGTGCTTTTAAACCATTTTTATATGTATAATCAGTCTGTGCCGTATCTATCATTGTTACAGGTATTAATTCCAAGCGATATGGTATGTTCCATTTTGGATTGTAGTGATGTCTTACCAAAACGCCACCCTGTAAAGTTTCATAGCCTACTATCTTCCTAAGTGCTTCATCTCTGCTAAACCTGCCGCAGGTTGTAAAGTTCCCCACTTCGCTATGCTCTTCTAGTAAATCTTCAAATTGTGTCTGTATTGCTTTATCTTGATAAGTTGATTGTATGTTTATACCACTACCGATAACACCGCTAACAACTGCATTTATAATACTAGGTACATCAGTTCCGTTGAGGTTATAGTAGTTTATCTCACTTCTTACTTTTTGTGCAAAATCTCCGTAATCTTCTATAAAACCATCTGGTTTGTTAGTAAAATCAAGCTTACCATTACTACCTTGTAGGATACTTGTTAGCATTTGAATAGCTGTTATCATTTTAAACTCGCTAACTTGTTTTTAATTTTTTGTAGCATCTCCTCAACCTTTAGAGGATCTGTAAACTCTGTTCTAGCACCATTTTTTTGGGATTGCAAAGCCTTATATGGAGTTTGATTAGACAATATACTTTCTAAGTAATCTCGTTGTTTTTCAAGATATTCTATTTCTTCTTCTGTTGTCCTCACGGCTTTTCCCATTAAAGTTTGCATTATTATACAGTATAATTGCTTAAATTTTATACAATAATGTTTGCCTTTGTTAGATTTAAGCTTTTAAAGTGCATAAGTAGCCTATTTTAGGACTACTTTTTTGCCTCCGTTGAGTTCTCGCTCCCAGATAGCACACCAAAGTTTCTGTGAGTGTAATAAACTTTGGACGATGTATATTGACTAGGGCGACAACCCTTACCCTAGCTTCCGCCATATCTTTAAAGACTTAGGCTTCATCATCGTAGTAGTGGATTAAAAATCCATTGTGGCATATAGCTACACTTGCTTCTATTTTTCCGCTTTAAGCTTTCGCTCCGTGCGACTTTTAAGTGCCTCAACACTCCCCAATCGGTTCTTCCGTTACTTAAACCTATATTAAGTTTGTTTTAGTATAATATAGGACTTAAAGGGATAGGATAATGGGGCTATCCAACTCCCTTTGATTTTTTAACAATTAATTTTTTAAAATCATACAATAAAACTTTTTAAATCAACCTTAGCCGTTTGTTTAGGTGGAACTTCTTTAACTGCATATAAATTATCCATAATAGCACCAGCCCAAGCCATAACCATACAGTCCAAAAGGTGGTTTTGAGGTTTTACCTGTATAAAAACTTTGTATTTTGATTTAGAGTTCGGATCATATCCGTAAATCTCACTTGTAATCTGTTCTAAAAAGTTATAAGGATTATGTTTGGTTGAGTTTTTATATTTTTCTATGATAGTATCGTTAATAGTTAAACACTTCTCATAGACATCTAGCTCTTGATTGATAGCTTGTATTCCGTTGTAAATAGACTGCATAACTTGCAACTTAAGATATACTGTTCCAAGCTTAACATACTTCATTTTGTATTTTTCTCGTCCTCTTTCTAGTTCATAGCTCATAGTTCCAAAAGCATAAGGCTCGTCATTTGCTAAAAATTGCTGTCCTTTAGTGGGATAAATTCGCTCATACTGACTATCGCTCCCCAGTTCTTCGGCTCTTCTAATTACATAGTCTCTAACTTCCAAAGGTCTTGATACTACTATTTCACTTATCACTTCGCCTGTATCTTCATTAAAACTATTTTGTTTTTCCACATAACCTTGCATATCTATAAACTGTCTTTTTATGCCCCTGCCCCATTTAGTGCCGTCTTGATAGTATAAGTCTAAGTCATATAGTGCATCAATATCATTAAATGTTTCGACTCTTCCAGCCCATACCACATGAGGATTTACGCCTAATCTAAAAGCTGTTATAAGCACCCAAAAGTGATCTTTTTGTGTATCAACTGTTAAATAAACCGCTATTGTGTCGTCCGGTATTATAAATTCCTCCAGTCCTAAACTTAAAACTGTTAATTCGTCAGCTTCTCTTTTTTCTGTTTTTTCATCTTCGTAGAATTTATTCAACCAACCGCGATATACTTTGTCAAGTTTGATTGGATCATCTCCGGCTTTTATCAACTCATCAACTATATCCTCATAAGGAGCAAAATAACTGCCTAAAGAGTTCATATCTACACCAAAACTTCGCTCGTTTGTTAAATCTTCTACTTTAAATAGTTTGCTACCGTTTTTATCGACCACAAACCAATCCATACCACCATTGAATATCATTTTATCTTTTGTTTCATTGTCTATGTGATATTTACAATGCGGACACTCTACATAAGCGTTTTTCTTTGCATAAAATACATAGTCCTCTTTGTCATATTCCTCTCTAGTAGGATATTTAATCATATCAGGGTAAAAGTCTTTGCTACATTCAGGGCATATATATCGCCATTCCAGCTTAACTTCCGCACTGTCATAGTTAGTGAATATTTCATCTTCGGGATTTACAATAGTAGATAGACCTATATGTTTGGGGAAAAATTTACGATACGATTTAGTTCTCTCTCTTGCCTCACTAAAAGCCCCTTTGTCAAACTCTGCTACCTCATCAGCTATTAACATAGGGGTTGTTAAAGATTTTCTCTCTTTTACGCTACTACCACTAACAACCAAGTTCCCACCGGCTAACTTTTTTATAGCGTCTTTCGTTCTTATTTTCTCTTGCTCCTTGTAATCCTCAAATTTAGCCCATAAATCAGGTATGGACTTAAGAATAGGATTAACTTTTAAGCTTAGCATTTTAGGTATATCCTCTTTAATAGGTTGCATATAAAGGACTGTTGCCGGTTGTGTATCTAGTTTATAAGCCGCACATAGCATACCAAAGAGTGATTTACCGCTTTGAGAAGCCCATTTAGCATATAAATCCATTGTTAGAGGTCTCTCTATTAGTTGCATAAGTTTTCTATAATGCGGTGAATACTTAAGATTTAAATTACCAAGAAGCGGAGATACATCAGTAGAGCGAAAAACAACTTTTTTTTCAGCCCACTCTTCAAAATGTAAATGCTCTTCTCTGTAATAAGCTTTTTGTAGTCTTTCTCCTATGTATTTAAGCACTTCTTCAATTCCTTGAAAGTTTTGCCATTATTTACAGCATTTAATATATCTTGCACTACTTCATATAGAGAATAATCGTCATCTTTAAACCATTTAGCACCCTTTTTTATGATTTTAGATAAAAATTCAAGCCTATCAAAGTTTATCTGTCTAAGCTCTTCTAATATTTCATTAGAGTTTTTGCCTTCTAGGATAGTAGGCAATACTTGCTCTTGATTTATCATATCTGTTTTATGAATAATGGCTAACTCACTCATAGCACGGTCTAAATTTTCAGCTTTTACAAGCAACCCTTGTTCGGTATCTTTTTTAATCTCTTGTATTTGTCTTTCGGTATTCTTTTTCTTTAGCTCAATAATTTTAGATAGCTTTTCTATCTCGTCTAGCTCTAATTTTACCAACTGTTTATATTCAAGTTCATCTAACCCTTCTATGCTCTCTAAATCTATTCCACTATATGCCGTTTCTTCACAATCTTGTTCTAACTCTTCCAAAAAGCGATACACTAAATTCTTTTGACGATTATTCGTCCGGTTGGATTTATCATAATTCATATAGAGTCTAAAGTGCCAATCCATTATATGCTCTAAGTTAAACCAAGTTCCTTGTTTATCTCTCTTTAGTTCTTTAGGGAAACCGTCTCTTTTTTTATTTATTACTACCTGTTGGGAGGTTATTCCAAAAAATTTGGTTATAAATTTAGTATTACAAGCTAAAACTCCGTCTATCTCTCTTACCATAGCTCTTTAAATTCCTCCATTTGTTTTTGGATAGCTTGTTTTTTCTCTGCTTTTACAGTTGCTAATGTATTTAACACGATACGAAGTTCATCTTTATTTATCTCGTACTTGTCTATGATTGCATAAAAGATATAAGCTTCTAGTCTAGGCTTTTTGCTAGGTTTTTTCTTGTACACATTACGAAAAGTATTTACATGCATACCTAAAAAATCGGCTATTTCCTCATCGGTTATCTTTAAATCGCCTATTTTGTACACTTTTACTCCTAAACCTTAAACTAACTTTAAGGAAATGACTATTTATATAGTGTTGTTTTAGTATCGTATTCTTACTAAGTGATTATAGTATATATATTGTTGAATTAAGCTTAAATACACTGTTTTGGAAAAAACGAACGAGTTTAAGATTTCGGGGCTTTGCCGACC